AACAAACAAAAAACCCTAGATTTTTTAGGTCTAGGGTCTTGTGTTTGGAGTCTTTATTAGAACTTATGTTTTAGTTCTCTCTCTTTACACAAAACCCAGTCGGCGCCCATGAGCTATCACCACAATTAATTGTGCGATACTCGGACTGTAACGTAAAGGGTTTGTGTTTAAAATTTTTCATAGTGTTATTATATAGGAACTTTTTAGCCTTGGCAAGCGGTTTTTAAAATTATTTTTTAAATCCGTAAAAAAATAATTCGGGAGTATTATTTGTTTCAAATTTGTAGTTATAAAACATACTATCCATATCAAAGTTTTTACGAAAATCTTCTTCTGTAAGATTACTGTAATATTCCCAACCCTTTGCAATGGTTAAAGGACTATCATTTGGTGCTTTGTTTGATGTACCATGTTCAGGATAACCTGTTGTTGGTACTACGATAAAAACTAATCCATCTTTTTTAGTCATACGATATATGTTTTGAAATGTTTCTATCCAATGTGGATTGTGTTCAAAGCAATTACAAGAACCTGTTGTGTCGTATGTGCCATCTGCATGGTCGACAAGTTGACCTTCACAAACTAAGTCAACATCTTTTCCTGCATCAACGTCAACACCAACATACTCACATTCCTTAAAATGTATTTTCATGGTACCGTTGATGTTTAAACTACCAACTTCCAACATCTTTATGTTATTGAAGTTCTGTGGAAAATCCGATGATAACTTTTTTACAAACTCTTGCTGTGTTGGATGCGACATATTTTATTTTTTCCATGCGATAGGGTGTGGTAATATTGGACCTGAAGGATCCATAAAATCATTAAACGTTTCCCATAGATGTTCTGATACGGCAAATTTTGTTAGTAATCCAGCTTCACGGCCATATGCATCTATTTCCCATGGCTGAACCCAATAATCTATTTTATCAGGATCAACTCTTTTACCACGCCATCTGGTCAGTTCATCATTGGTTTCATTCTCTATGTATTGTTTTATATGCACCATTTCATGAGCCAGTGTTTCCAGTATTCTTCTGGATCCAATATGTGGATGCAATTCAATTAGAAATTTTCTTGGTTGTTTTCTGGTATTGTAGTCTACAATACTGGCAAATCCATATTCTGTTATCTTTGGACTGAATCTTATTTCAGTATAACAATGTTTGCGGATTCTTGTGTTGGCTATTAATTCTTTGGCGTAAAACTGAGCCGCTCTTTCAACAAAGGGCTTAAAATCTTTATCAGGACAATTAAGTATGCGAACAATCATCCAACCCTCCAAAGGCAATATTACCCTTAGTTATTTAGTTGATTAGATTTTTTCCACAAACACACCAGCTTTGGCCAGAAAATTGATACCATCATCAGAACGGTAAGAGTTCCGATATAAAACGTTATTAATACCACTTTGGTAGATAAGTTTGGCACAGTCCAAACATGGAGCATGGGTAACAAACATAGTAGCACCGTTACCAGATTCGTTAGATTTAGCCAACTTGGCAATCGCATTTGTTTCAGCATGTAATACCTCTGGTTTTGTTTTCAGTCTATAACGAAGCCAACGATTATCTTCTTTTGGTAATTGTTGCTCTTGTATTGGCCATCGTTCTTCAATTTCATTGGGATCCAACCAACCTCCGGCATCAGAACTCATGTATTCTTTATCTTCACATTCGTTATCCCAACCTGAAGGCATACCATTGTAACCAATAGATATGACTCTATCTTCTTTGACTACAATGGCACCAACATGAAGTCTTTTAGCCGAGGACAATTCAGCGAATGTCTCGGCCACTTTCATATACGCATCACGAAATTTTTGTTTCATTCAACTTATCCAAACTTATTTTCAGAACTATAAGTTACAATTTAAATGGTGCCCACAGAGAGAATTGAACTCCCACTCAAGCGATTATGAGTCGCCTGCTTTACCATTAAGCTATATGGGCTGTTATTTGATATACTCTAAGGATTCTTTACGCATCAATTTTGGTGTCTCACGGATACCGGTGTTCTTGATTACATATACAAATTGAACGCCATCAATCTCTTTGATTTCTGGACCACAGACGTAATAGGTTTCAAGTGTGGTTTTCACACGAACTTTTTTGATGGTTGAGTTTACTGTTTTCATGATGAGTATTATATAGGTAAAAAAAGGGATTGTCAAGCAATCCCTTATTGTTTTCCACTTAATACTTAATAGTACCTATTTTGTATCAGTCTGGAATTGTACTCTTGGGTTAGTCTTTCAACATCGCCCTCGTTTTTGGGATCTCTGGCCGTGATATATGATTCTAAATCCGTTCCATAATCACCGCATATTCGTTTGAATAAGTTGGTAATTAATTGAATCATTTTTCAGCAGTTTCCTTGATGGTGATTTTTTTAATGGCGTCTTGTACTTTGACCATGTTTTCTAGCCAAATTCTAAGCATACCATTCATCATCTCTGCATCTTGAATTTCTACTTTATCTGCAAGAGTGAAGGTACGTTCAAAGCCACGGTTGGCAATACCTTTGAATAGATATTCTTCTTCATCATCATCTTTAGCTGCAGCTTTAATTACGAGTTTATTACCCTCTAATGTCATCTCAATATCAGACTTAGCAAAACCAGCAACGGCCATCTCAATGACGTACTTGTTTTCTTTTACTTGTTTGATATTGTATGGGGGATAAGTTATGGCTTTTGTTGCAGCAGCCGTTGCTGCTTCACGCATAAGTTCCATTGTGTCATTGAAACCAACAGTGAATGATTGCATTTTACCAAATTCGGTATTGAAAAAATCTTTCATAAGATTTGTCATAGTTTTCTCCTAAAAGCAAGATTAAAAATTGATACCCCGAAGGCGTATCGGTTGAGGTACTGGTTACGTTTTCCAGTGGCAATAACGTCTGCCCGTTTTACTAACGCTCCTAAGGTAGGTGGAGCACCTGTTTTCCCATCCCAAGGGACTGAGATTATAACAATATTTATATCAGTTGTCAACCATTATTCGGTTTTTTACCAATATTATACTTAGGTGTTAGCTGCCATTCATTCTTTTCCTTGTGTGACAATATTTTAATCTGTGACAAGAAAATTGGTGCAGGCACCTCGGTTTGTTTTTGATTGACCAACTTCACCAAACCCCAATCTTCCAATAGGTTTGCAATAGCATTCCTACGTGATAGGTCGTTTTCGGTAATGTCGGTTGGTTTGCCATCTAAGGCAAATAGTTCTTTGAAATGTACCACATAGTATTGTCCACGTTTGTGGAGTATGTGGCACGATTGGTACAATGTTTGGTCTTTCTTGGAGGCAACACCAATACGGGTCAGTGTCTCACGTACCTTTAGGAAATCATCTTTATCATCCAATGTCACTTCAACTAAGTCTTTAATGTCTATCATTATTCTTCACTCCGCCTGTATCTATTTTTGTTTTTATATCAGCGATTTGTTCATCGGTGAGGATACGTAGGGCCTCTTTGGCCTTGGAGTTTGAATAACCAAAATAGGTTTTCACACATTCAATATCCTTCTCAGAATCGGCCTTTTGCCACGGAACAAACTTCCGTTTCATAGGCCTGATACTATTTAGAAGATACTGGTATTGCATGTCTTTATCAATTCCTGGCCACATGTTCATGTCATTGACGTACAAGACACAATCTAAGTGGTTGGACAAAGACCTATTGATTAGGAAAGGTGCATAATCTTTGTAGTCCAATTCACCATCCGGCACCTTCTTTCGCAGGATGTAATCGGCATAGTCGAACGGACTCATTTGAATTCACATTCAACCATTAATTCTGTAAGGCAGGCAATCAAGTTGATTTCATGGTCTGCAACAAAGGCAGACTGATATTGGTACTTGGCCAAGATCAGAACCATCTGTGGTACAGAATTAGGTTTCAACTTCTCATACAAACCATCGTAGATGTTTCTAAAGATTCGTGTGATATCATTATCGAGGTTGTTCGTAACCCACTTACGACAAGAAGCGAAGTCCTTGTTCATAATAGAAGAAACCAGTTCACTCATCTGTACATCAGAAACAGAGGCCAGTATGCCTTTGTCAATTGTACCACTAACACCATAACGTTGTAGTTCATTCAGAACACGGCGATTATCTGGAAAGTGTTTGGTGATTACGGCAGCAACCACTTGTTTGTCATATGTAACACCCTCTTGTTCCAGAATCCATTCAACACGTTTGAAGAATGCCGCAGCCATCTTCTGTTTACTGCCATTGATTTTAAAGTCAACAACACTACAACGTGAGTGAATAGGATCAATGATCCTGTTCTTAAAGTTACATGTAAAGATGAACGAACAGTTGGATGAGAACTCCTCGATTGCACCACGCATGGCAGGTTGAGTTGAATTTGGATTTAGATAGTCCGCTTCGTCAATAATGACAACCTTGCGGCCGCCTGATAGGGACATAGATGATGCATAATTTTTGATTTTGTTCCGTAGAACATCAATACCCGATTCGTCTGAACCGTTAATCA